AAATCTATGGAAAATCAAAAATTAACACAAGAAGAATTAACTACGTTACAAGAGTTAAAACAAAACGGTCAAGCTATTATCGAAGAATTTGGTCAAATTGAAATTGCTAAAATTTCTATTGCACAAAGAAAAACTAAAGCAGAAGAATTTCTAGCCGATCTTCAAAAACAAGAACAAGAGTTTATTCAACAAATTACTACTAAATACGGTGTAGGTTCTATTAACCCTAGTACAGGAGAATTCACACCAGCTTTGAAAGAAGAGTAGGTTTTTACAAAAGGTTGCCATATTTATAATCAACAAAAAACTATAAAAACATGGCAGAAACTTTAATATCCCCTGGCGTTCTAGCACGAGAAAATGATAGATCCCAAGTAACAGCAAGCCCATTAGCATTTGGAGCTGCAATAATAGGTCCTACAGTTAAAGGTCCTGTTGAAATTCCTACTCTTGTAACCACATATTCCGAATATCAAAATAAGTTTGGTACTACTTTTATAAGTGGCAGTGATGTATTTACATATTTTACATCAATTGCCGCTTATAATTATTTTAATAATGGTGGTACATCATTATTAGTAGCAAGGGTAGTAAGTGGATCGTTTACTGGTGCTACTAGTAGCAATATTATAAATGATGTGCCATCTACACCAGGAGCTTTTGCTACTGCTAGTGTACCTGCTACTTCATTTGTTGCTGCTAGTTTTACTAATAACAATGAATTTAGAATTACAGGATCTGATGGAGAAATTTACAGATTTATAGTTACATCTACCTCAGGAACTCCTGCTGATGATATTGATGGTAAATTATTTTATTTTGCATCGGGTAGTGGAGCTGCTGGTCCTTTTATCTCATCTTCAGTAAATAACTTAGCAGCTAAATTGCAAGCTTCTCCATTAAGTGCTTCATTTGTCTTTGCTACTTCTTCTAATCAAACCCCAAATTTAATTATTTCTTCTTCTACTTCAGGTTCTGCACTAAATGGAATAATATTCAGCTCAGGAAGTGGTACTTCATTTTCAACCCAAGCTACTTTAGGAGGAGGAGTAAATGGAGTAGGAAGCAATACTTTTATATTAAAAACCATTTCTGCGGGTACTATTATGAATAGTACTAGCACAGAAGGTAGCAATGGAATATTACCAAGTGGATCAACAGATAATGTAAGATGGCAAATTACCAACAGAAATACTTCATCTGGAACATTTGATCTGTTAATTAGACAAGGTAACGATACTACAACTGAACCAATTGTACTAGAAACATGGACTGGTTTATCATTAGATCCAACAGCTCCTAACTTTATATCTAAGATAATTGGAGATACATATTTTACATATGATTCAAACGAAAATTATATTAAGCAAAATGGAACATATCCAAACCAATCAAGATATGTTTATGTAAGTTCTGTTTTGTACCCAACTCCCTACTATTTCGATAACAATGGAGTAGCAAAATCCGCATTTACATCATCTATTCCAACTAATGCAACTGGAACATTTGGCAGCGCAACAGGAACAGTAAATGGAGCCGGCGGATTTTTATATTATCAAAATATTAGTGGATCAGCAATCGATGGTAACAAAATCCAAGGTATTCCTAGCTCTAGCTACGATAATATGATTAGATTACTTGCCAATCAAGATGATTACAAATTTAATATATTATTAACTCCTGGTTTATTCGATCAATACCAATCATCCCAAGTAACTAGTATTATTTCTAATACTCAAAATAGAGGAGACAATATTTATGTTCTTGATTTAGTAGGATACGGAGCGACAGTATCTACTACAACTACTGAAGCTAATAGCAGAAATACATCATATGCGGCTTCATATTGGCCTTGGGTTCAAACAATTGATCCTGATTCTGGTCAAAATGTTTGGGTGCCTGCATCAACATTAATTGGTGGTGTATATGCTTTTAACGATAGTGTTGGTGAGCCTTGGTTTGCACCCGCAGGTATTAATAGAGGTGGTTTAGGTACAGTAATTAGAGCAGAACGTAAATTATCTCAAGCTAATCGTGATACATTATACTCATCTAAAGTAAATCCAATTGCAACATTCCCCGGAACAGGAGTTGTAGTATATGGACAAAAAACATTACAAACTAAAGCATCTGCTCTTGACCGTGTAAATGTTCGTAGATTATTAATTGCTCTTAAGTCTTATATTTCTCAAGTAGCATTAAACTTAGTATTTGAACAAAATACAATTGCAACAAGAAATCAATTCTTAAGCCAAGTTAATCCATATCTCGAATCAGTACAACAACGTCAAGGTTTATATGCGTTTAAAGTAGTAATGGACGAATCAAACAACACACCCGATGCAATAGATAGAAATCAAATGATAGGTGCTATTTATCTACAGCCTACTAAAACTGCTGAATTTATTTATCTTGATTTTAACATTACTCCAACTGGTGCAACTTTCCCTGCATAATTTTTTAAAAACAGAATATTTATAATAAACAAAATATAAAAACATGGCAATACTAGACCCAAACGAAATATTTTTCACCGCCTTTGAACCAAAACAGGCTAACCGATTTATCATGTATATTGATGGTATTCCGGCTTACGAAATTAAAGGTGTAGGTAATGTAAACTTAACCCAAGGTTCAGTTAGATTAAACCATATTAATGTACAACGTTACGTTAAAGGTATAACTACTTGGGGTACAATTCAATTTACCCTATTTGATCCTATTACTCCTTCTGGCGCACAGGCTGTTATGGAATGGGTACGTTTACATCACGAATCTGTAACAGGTAGAGATGGATATTCTGATTTTTATAAGAAAGACTTAACATTTGATGTATTGGGCCCTGTAGGTGATATTGTATCTGAATGGATTATTAAAGGAGCAATGATTACTACTGTTAACTTTGGTGATTATAGTTGGGATACACTTGATACTGCAGTAAATATTCAAATGACTGTCCAACCTGATTATTGTGTATTAAATTTCTGATTTAGTATTTTATTATTTTTCAAGAAGAGCTTGGCAACCCCAAGCTCTTTTTTTATATTATAAGTATATTGTAAGGGAAGTTCTTTGACATTATATTTAACAATTTAAACTAAAAAAATTATGACAACATTTTATTTTGTATTAGGTATGGTTACAGTTTTAGTAATAGCTGAGGTTGTAGCTGCATTTATTGTAATTAAAACAATAAACACATTAAAAGAACAAGCAAGAGATTGCGAAAATCAATTTAACGATGTGCATCGAAGGATTGATGGTATGCATCGAGACACAGATCAACAATTCCAAGAGGTTTATCGACAACTTGATTCTCGATTAGATAAACTAGAAAATAAATTAATTCCAAAACAGGTTATAAAAGGATAAAGAATCCAATCAAAGAACTTCCCCTTACAATATTTATAATAAACAAAGTTACATTAAATAAAAATTATGGCTGAATTAAATTTTCCAACCGAAACAATTGAATTACCATCTAAAGGATTAGTGTATCCTAAAGATAATCCTTTATCTTCCGGCAAAGTAGAAATGAAATACATGACTGCTAAAGAGGAAGATATTCTTACTAATCAATCATATATTCAAGATGGTACTGTATTAGATAAGTTACTACAATCTCTTATTGTATCTAAAATAAAATATGATGACTTAATAATAGGAGATAAAAATGCACTACTTGTAGCATCTCGTATTTTAGGATATGGTAAAGATTACACTTTTAACTATGATGGTAAAGAATACACAGTAGATTTATCTACATTAGAAAATAAACCATTTGATGAATCTCTCATTGCTCAAGGTATAAATGAATTTTCTTATACTTTACCCCACTCAGGTACTTTAGTAACATTTAAAATATTAACCTCAGCAGACGATAAAAAAATTGATGCTGAAATTAAAGGTATAAAAAAAATTAATAAAACAGCATCCCCTGAATTAACTACACGATTAAAATATCTAATAACCTCAGTTAATGGGGATAAAGAAGCAAAAACTATTAGAGAATTTGTAGATAATTATTTACTAGCTAGAGATTCTAGGGCACTAAGAGAATATATTAAACAAATCCAACCAGATGTTGATTTAACATTTACGGATGACAGCGGTGAGGAGGTCGCTGTACCTATTAATCTTAGCTTTTTTTGGCCTGACGCTTGAAATAGCTCCTCAGATTAGAGTAAATTTATTTTCACAAATACATGAAATAATATTTCATGGAAAAGGAGGATATGATTATTATACTATATATAATATGCCTTCTTGGTTACGCAGATTTACATTTAATAAAATACAAAAATGGTATAGTGATGAAAATGATGCTATAAATAAAGCAAATCAAGGAAATACTACTCAACTAGTAGATTCAAATGGAAAAGTCAACACACCAGAATTTTTAGCTGCTAGTAAACAATACAAGCAAGGCAAACAACCCACATATAGTACAAAAGCATCGCGAAAGTGATGCTTTTCTATATTTATAATAAATATTTTTAGATGACTAATAATTCACAAACCCAAACCGATCTAGAAAATATTAATAGATTATTAGGTGAAATACAAAAAAAGTATGCTCAACTAGGAGAAAAAAGCCCATTTAAAAGAACAGCCGAAGAAGCACAAAAGGGGTTTAAAGACACTCAAAGTGCTGTAAAAGGATTAGAAGCAGCTTTAAAAGAAGTTAATAATAGAATTATTGAAGCTAATACTTCCTCTAAAGATTTAAAAAAAGCTTTAGAAGATGTTGTAAAAGAAATTAATCCTAAAGCTATTAACCCAGTTAGAGATATTGAAAGTGGATTTAAAAAAATAATTGAACAAGTTAGAAAACTACATTACGAAGAAGAAGGAATTAATAAGCTCTCTGAAAAAGAACTTATTTCAATGCAAAAAAAGATAAATTTTGCTAAAGAAGATGCGAAATTAGCAGCAGAAAATCTTTTGTTATCAAAAGGAATGGATGCATTAATAGCCAAACAATTAGAAGATTATAATAAATTACAAAAACAAAAAGAAGAAATTTTAAATAACGAAATAACCTATTCAGATAAATTAAATTCTTTAAAAGAAAAACAAAAACGATTAGAATCAATCCCTGGATACTTTTCAGATCCAGGATATATTAAAAATGCTCAAGATATATTAGATATTGAAAAAGAATTAAGTGAATTATCTTCAGATCGTATTGATAAAGAAAAAGAGTTAAAAGATATATCTAAAAAAATAAATAATAAAGCTTTAATAGATGAATATCAAAATTTAGATGAAAAAATTAAAGACAATATTCAAACAGCTCGATATTTTATAGAAGAACTTAATAGTCAAGGAAATACTTTTGATGTAATTAACGATAAAATTAAAAAAAGAATTGAATTAGAAAAAGATTCTAATAAAGAAATGGGTTTAGCAGGTGCTAGTATTGAAGGGTTAGATAAAGCATTAGGAAAATTAGGCTTTAATTCATTATCTCAAATGTTAGGGATTAGTGATGCTAAAAACGAAATGCAAGATTTAGCAGATAGAATAGTTAAAGGAAAACAAAAAGAAAAAGATGTACAAGCCGAAATAGATCTTAAAAATAAAAAAAATTTAACATCCGCTCAACTTAGGGCAGGATTTGGTGGAAAAGAACTTAAAAATCTTCAACTACAAAAAGATGCCTTAAACTCCCAAAATGCTCAATATAGTGGAATTAATGGAAAACTAGCAATCCTAAATAAAGGAATTTCAGTACTAGGAGCTAATTTAAAGAAAAATCTTACAGATCCTACATTTTTAGCAGGATTACTAGTTACACAATTAATAGATGCTTTAAATAAAGCTGATAAACAAACTGGTGAACTTGCTAAATCTTTTGGCACATCATACGCTGAAGCCGCGTCTTTGCGCAATGAATTAAACACTATAGCCAATTTAAGTGCTGATGTCAACATTAATACGGCATCATTACAAAAAGCGCTTATAGAACTTAATAAACAATTTGGCACAGCTACTATGTTAAATGGTGAGCTGTTAAAAGATTATACTAGATTAACTGAAGTAGCAGGATACACAACAGAAGCCGCAGCGGGTTTATCAAAAATAACAGTAGCAACTGGCACAGATCTATCAGAAAATACTTCTGAAATATTAGGACAAGCCGTAGCATTTAACGCCGTAAATGGTTTAGCATTAAATGAAAAAGAAATTGTAGAAGGAGTTGCTAAAGCCTCTGCTGCTACTACTTTATCATTGGGAATGCAACCTAAAGAATTAGCATTAGCTGTAGCTCAAGCTAAAGCATTAGGCACCACTTTGGAAAAAGTAGAACAAATTGCAAGTTCTTTACTTGATTTTGAACAATCTATTTCATCTGAATTATCCGCTGAATTATTGATTGGCAAAGATCTTAATTTAGAACGAGCACGTTTGTTTGCTTTAAATAATGATATAGCAGGAGTAGCTGAAGAAATAGCTAAGCAAATAGGAACTGCAGCTGATTTTACAAATATGAATGTTATACAGCAAGAAGCATTAGCTAAATCTGTAGGCATGACTAGAGAGGATTTAGCAAAATCATTAATTGAAAGAGAAGCATTAGCTAAAATTGGAGAAGGAGACAAAACCGCTTTAGAAGCATACAATAGACTCAAAAAAGAAGGACTATCAGACGACCAAATAGCTTTAAAATTAGGAGATGATAAACTAGCTGCTCAACTTAGATCACAATCTGTCCAAGAACGTTTTAATAAATCAATTGAAAAACTTCAAGAAATATTTGTTTCATTAGCTGAACCTATATTACAAATAGTGTCTCCATTTATGGATTTAGTTACAAATATATTACCTTTAATAAATTTAGCTTTAACTCCTGCTCTTACTACTATTAAATACATAGGAGAAAGTATTGCAGGATGGTTAAATATGTTTGATGGAGGATTAGGCAAATTAACTTTTATGCAAAAAATAGTAGGTCTTATAGGTACTGCTATTATAGGATGGAAAGTAGCTACGATGGCTTATGCTACTTATCAAACTATAGCAGCTGCTGCGGCAATAACAACTGCATCTGCGCTTTCTGGAGGATTACTTATAGCTACGATAATAGGAGGGATTATAATGGGTGTAGGAGCTCTAAAATCAGCAAGTAAAGACGCTGCATCAAATGCTAAAACTGCAGACGACATGGTCTCCCCAGGCTACGGTAAACGCACCCTTTTAGCCCCCGAAGGAGCAATAGCATTAAACGATAAAGACACAGTTATAGCCGGAACTAAACTATTTAAAGGTAATGATGTTATAAACACAAATAAAGATACTCTTTTATCCCCCGAAAATACAGTAAAATTAACTAATAATAATACTACTATTGATAAAAATACATCTTCTGTTTCTAAGGAAACATTAGACAAAATTATTTCAAATAATAATAATACTATTGATAAAACTCATAAAATAATTGATGGATCATCATATAAAGGAAATAATTTAGGAGTATTTGAAAATATTTTTAAAGGATTAAATGATACAATTTCTCTATCTTTAAAAGAAGATAATTTTCAAACTTCTACTAATTTAGTATCTGAACCTATAGTTTCTGAAAGAGAATCAAGAATAGATAATAAAAATGTTACAAACAATATTAATAATCAACAAACAAATACTCCTTCTTTTAAAGATGAAAATAATCAAGGTATGATTGATATTTTAAGTGAAATTAAAGGAGTTTTAACAAATATAAATAATCAAAAAACAACTACAGTACTTGAAGTAGATGGACAAAAACTTGCGTCTAGTTTTAATGCAAGAACTTTTAAAGTTCAATAATTTCACATATTTATAATAAAACAATTTAAACAACAAAATTATGGCAAATACTTTAAGAACAAGATTAGAAACTGGTGGAAGTGTACTTTCTAACCTAGATGGAGGCCGACCAGTTGGTACAAATAATGGTGCTGTTCTCAATGGATTAACTCCGGTTAACAACACATTTGCGAATGGAACATATATAGATACTTTAGTAGCAGCAGGAGCTACTAATCCTGGTAGAGCTACTGACCCGTCCGCAGGTCCTGCTCGTCAGGGAGGCATTTAATTAAAAAATTAAAAGTTCTCTTACATATTTTTAAGGAAAACAGACTGTGGCATTATTAGTAAATTTAACAACAAACCTTAAATCCCTTAAATATGGAGGAGACAGACCTGGAAATGGCAATAGTGGGCAACCATATATTAAATCTAAAATACCAAATCAATTAACATTTAAATCACCTGATTTTTTATTAAGAAATGGGTTATTAGCACCAGTAAGCGCTGCTGAAGATGTAGTTAGATTAGGTAAAATGTTTTTTGATTTAAAATCACCTAATGGACTGCTATTTACAGCTAAACAAAATGTATTATCAAACTCAGCAGTACGTACCCAAACTAGTGGCGTTTTAAATGAAGGTATTTATACCCCTTTATCTACACTAGCCCAAGCAGGTGTTGTAGCATTTGGGGGCCATTTGAATAAACAAGGTACAAATCCCTTTGAACAAACCGGGGCGTATGCTAATAATAATAACTTATATGCTACTCGAATAAAAAATTATAACCAAGAATGGTTAAATTCTCCAGATAACAGTAAATTAAAAAATAGATTATTTGCTTTATATGAATCTAAGATTCAAAATAATCCAATTGGGTTATTTTCTAAGATAAATAATATATCAGATTTACCTAGTAATATCTTAACATACAAAGGAGGACCAGGAGCACCTTTAGGTGTAGGTTTTACTAGTATTAGATTTGCTGATCAAAGAACAGGTAAAAATAACCTATATAGCATTTCGGGTGCCACTACTTGGACCCCTTCTTATTCTACGATTGATGATATTTTAAACTACAGAGAATTAATAGATTCTTCTAATCCTAAAACAGGGGGGGTAGCGGGTAAATGGAATTTTTTAACAAGTGGCTCACTTTCAAGCTTTAATTTTTCTCCCCCCTCAGTATATAAACTAGGAAATGATAATAAACCTACTTTATTAGAAAATAATGATATAATACTATATGCTAATGGTTCTGCTACATACACACAAAAACAAATAGAAGAATCTCCATATGAGAAAGAAGAAAATAATACTAGTAGAAAAACAGGAGCACCTATATTACAAGATTTTAGAAAAATAATTAGAGAAAATCCAATCCTTCCTAAAACCGCAAGAGATAAAGCAACAAAAAATGGTTCTTTAGCTGAATCTTTAGATTATACTAGTCAAAATTATGAAAAGCGTGTTAATATAGGAGGAAAAGATAATGCGGGGCCCGGAAATAACACTTCAAATAAAAATTTAAGCAAAGGACTATTAACCCCCTCAGGTATAGGTCCAATAGATAAAATTAATGCTTTGCCGCTTTATAGAAGCAGAGAGATTGATCTTAAACAACCAACCAACGACTTAATCCAATTTAGGATTGCTGCTATTGAAAACGACAATCCTCAATTTAACACTTATATACATTTTAGAGCTTTTATAGACAGTTTTGATGATGCATACACAGCAGATTGGGGTTCCATAAAATACACAGGACGAGGAGAAAATTTCTACAACTACAATGGATTCGATAGAAATATATCACTATCATTTACAGTAGCTGCTCAATCTTTAGAAGAGCTAAAACCCATGTATAAAAAACTTAATTACCTGGCATCTAACCTTACCCCAGATTACAGCCAATATGGTTATATGAGAGGGCCATTAGTTAAACTTACTGTAGGAAACTATTTATACGAACAAGTGGGATTTATAAAGAATTTATCGTATAGTGTCCCATCAGAATCTCCATGGGATATAAATAACGAAATGCCCTTTATAATTAAAGTTAATTCTTTTAGCTTCATTCCAATACATTCATTTAGACCTCAAAAACAACAAATAGGACTTAAAGAGTCTTCATCTATTAATTTTAATGCTCCTGGAGTTGCTACAACGTTTGGCGATCAAAGATATATTTACTATGAATAGATATTATAATATACCGGTTATAAAATCACCTACAGGAAAACAAATGTATGCTACATCTCGTTATCCTGAAATACCTTTATCTGAAAATGATGTATATGTCTATACATCACAAGGTGATAGATACGATTTACTTTCTATAAATTATTATGGCGATTCTTCATTATGGTGGGTTATAGCAGCCGCCAATCCTAATATTAGCTTAGGTACATTAGTTATACCCGAAGGAGTACAAATTAGAATACCAAGCAATGTTACAGATGTAATTAATGAATTTAAAGCAATAAACCAAATAGTTATATGAACATTATAGGAGAAGAAGTAGAAGAATTTGTATCCAAACAAATAGATGTTAGACAAAAAATATATGGTTCTATAAATAGAACAACAGAACAATTACAATATTTAAATAGCAGAAATGCATTTATAAAATTAATGTCATCTGTTAATATTGTAGATCCTGAAGCTTTTAAAAGAGATGATTTAACATCTGATATATATAATGTAGTTAGCCAATACCCTGGTTCTCAACTAGCTAAAAAATTTATGTTATTTAATGGTGTTACAGACGTAATAACCAATATACCTAAAGCTGGTTTAGCAGAAGATAATTCTATAATAAATAATGCTGCTTACGGGTTAGGAGGACTAACATTTGGATATAGACCCATGCCTGGTATAACCTCAATTGATATTAAATCAGAAAATAGAGGTTCATTAAAGACTGCTATAATTAAAATAAAAGCTTGGAACAGAACACAATTTGAAATAGTAGATCTTTTATATTTAAGATTAGGTTTTACTGTTTTACTAGAATGGGGAAACACAATTTATTTTGATAATGAAGGAGATTTTAAAAGTAAAAATTCACCTTTTAGTCTACAAGATGTATTTTTTAATACAGGAGCTGCTCCTGTAAGAAATTTAGATTATAATGAAGTTTTAAGCCAAATTAGAACTCTTAGAAGAAGTTCTAGTGGAAACTACGATGCTTTATATGGTAAAGTTGTAAATTACGAATGGAATTTTGCCGAAGACGGATCGTATGACATAACATTAACTGTTAGAAGCATAGGAGATGTAATTGAATCATTAAAAGTAAATATACTTACAACAACAAAAACTAATTCATCTGAATCTGCTGATGAAGATAAATCATATGACAAAAGTATACAATCATATGCTGATCAGCATGAGATAGGGAGACTATTTAATCGAATAATTACTTTTGATCCTAGAAAACCAGGGCAAAGCGAAAAAATACAATATTTTGATGATAAAAGTTATCGATATAGTACTACATTTTTAAAAACAGAATATTCTTTGCTTTTTGAATATATAACACGAAATCCAATAACCGGAGCAAAAAGGGGAGTATCACCTTTTATACATTTATTTTTTAAAGATGATGATTTAGGTTCAAGATCATACATACATTTTGGTACTTTGTTAAAATTTATAGAAGATTACATTCTCCCCAAATATTATAATAACAGCTCTATCCCAGTCATAAAATTTGATGCTGAACCAGATACTAATTTAGTATATTACAATTACTTGCAAATAAGTGCTGATCCTAAAATATGTGTTATAAATACTAAGATTCCCTTAATCTCAGGAAAAGCATGTTTTTATGCTATGGCTGCTAATCCTTATAAAGAAGAAAAATGTGGTGTTGGTAAAGTTATGAATATATATTTTGATTTTTTATATATTCTTACAACTATGGATGCTAATACCGATGAAGAAGGAAATTTATCATTAATTGATTTTTTAAAAGCGTTATGCAATGATGCATCTAAAACATTAGGGGGTTTAAATGCTTTTGAACCTCATATAAATGAAGAGACTAATGAAATTAGAATTATTGACCAAACTCCTTTACCAAATAAAAATTGTGTATTAGCAGCATTAAATAAAACAAAACAAAACACTGCAATAATAGATTTATACGGATATTACAATAGAAAAGGCTCATCAACAGCAAGTTTTGTTAGAAATTTCGGAATAAAAACAGAATTAAATTCTTCTTTTTCAACAATTATTACTATAGGAGCACAAGCTCAAGGTCAAGTTGTAGGAGAAGATGCAACAGCATTATCTAGAATGAATAGAGGATTAGAAGATAGAATAGTTCCTATAAAAATAGATGCTTTAGAGTTTATTTCACCTAAAAATACTCAAGACCCTCCACCTACACCCCAAGAAAAATTTGCTGAAGCATGGAAAAATCTAAATCGGTTTATACTTAGTTTAGGAGTAACATTAGATTCTATATACGGCCGTGGTCCTATAACAAGACCAGGAACTCAAAATACTCCCACTAATGGGAAATCGGTCTTTACAGATCTACCATCTATAAACAACGCAGACGCAGACTCTTATGGTACTCTTTTTAGAAACTACCTTAAATACCAAGAAGCAGTTGAAGCTATAAAAAACAACACCTCTTCAGGCAATATTGGTTTTATCCCTATAAGCTTAAATCTAACCCTAGATGGACTATCAGGAATAAAAATCTATAATGCTTTAAAAGTAGATACTTCATATTTACCCTCAAATTACCCAGAAACTATGGATTTTATCATTACCGGAGTTTCTCATAAAATACAAAACAATTTGTGGGTTACTGATCTAACTACAATAATGGTTCCAAAAAATATTAAAGATAATTCTCAAGAAAAAGCAGACTTTGATGCTGTTGAAGGTCCCCAAAATTATGTTGAAGTAAATTCTGGTAATAAAGCATCTTCATCTGCTAGAGACGCAACTAGAATAGCAGGTATTGACCCAACACTAATAATTAACCCTACTAAAATAGGAGCCCAAACATATTCATATTCTACTACAGCTAAAAGTTTAGCTTCAAAATATAGTAATGGTGAATTACCATTAAATATATTAACTACTATAGGACCCGGAGCTAATAAGAGATGGTATCCTGATGGACAATATAGATTAGCCCCCGCTGCAGCTGCTGCTTGGTTTAAATGGAAAGCAGCTATGGATACTAGAAAAATTCCATATTCTGTATCTAGTGCATATAGGAGCAAACAGCATCAAGCTTCTTTAGGTTCTGGGAAAGGAGTAGCAAGTCCTGGTTCTTCTCCTCACGGATGGGGGGGTGCTTTAGACTTTAGTAATTTATATAGTCTAGTAGGAGGATCTACAAACCCTACTGTAAACCTTAATGCACGAATAAGAAACTCTGTTTATGAACAAATGGCAGAACTAGGTAAACAATTTGGATGGTACAACCCATGGAGGCTTTCAGATCAAAATGGAGTAGATGAAATATGGCATTTTGAATATTGGGGATAAAAAAATAAAACATGGCCTACTATCCTAAATCACAAGTACAAACAAACCAATATGCTGAGCCTGGAAAGTTCTTAAAAGAAGATTTTACTCCATACACAGGGTATTACTGGGAAAATTCTCAAGGAGAAATATGGTCAGGAAAAACCCCTCAAGATTTACCATCTGTAAAACTCATTCCTGTTTTTGATCCTGAAAATAATGAATTACAACCTCCTATAGAATCATACAGTATATCTATTGTAGTAAGCGATGATGACCAATACAACAACATAAAAGGGATAAGCCCAGGTAATCCTAGCAATTATCAAATAATCCCCCCATTTTTTCAAACATACCCAACACAACAAGATTATCAAATAGGTGAATTTAGAAGATATTTTTGTAAAAAATCCAATGAACTAATATACCTTGAAATAAGCAAAAAAATATATGATTTATTAGTAATTAAAGATCCTCAAATACTTTGGCAACTATATTTTCCTTTTGAAATCCCATGGACTTTAACTGGAGACAAACAACAGGTAGCTCGAACAAACCGTAATATTGTTTTGTTAACCCAAACTCGTTTAAGTTTACCTAAGCTTAATCTATACCTAAAAGAAGATTATTTAAAATATTACCAATAAGTTTGGAAAGCTAAAGATTCTTTCATAACTTCAACCTATGTTTTACATAGTTGAAACCCAAGAACAATTAAACAGGTTTTGTTACCAAGGTTATAAAGAGGCATTTGTTGAAATAATACCTTTTAACGACAACATCCACCCTGCCCTCAACCATATTTCTTTAGTTTATATAAGACCATTAAATGACACTAAAGGATATATGTTATGTGTTGACCACAGTGAGTCCTTATCTTTACCTTTAGAAGAAATTACAAGAGCTCTTGGCTCAATAGAAAAAATATATGTAACGGATAAAAAATTATTTTTATATTATTTTGTGATGAGACATGCATGCCAACTCCACACCCCTCCCTCTCCTCCGTATATACATTCTTCCGTATTTAATCTATATAAATCACATCCATCCCCCAACCGCCTTATCCCTATAGCAAAGCATTACGAAAAATGTGCTTATATTTATAATCAAATCAAAGACTTTACTCCTGTTAGTGAATTTAAAGACTTAACAATAAAATGTTTCTTTTACATCGAATCTCAAGGCATATACATTAATCAATCCGTATTCGACACCTATTATGAAAAATATGAGACCTCGCGTAATATACACTATAATACGATATATACACAATATAACTTGGATACAACAACAAGTAGACCAAGTAACACTTTTAATGGCATTAACTTTTTAGCTATCCCCAAAAACAATGGAACCCGAAAATCATTTATACCTAAAAACTCTAAATTTGTAGAGATTGATATATCAGCTTATCATCCTGCTTTGGCTGCTGCTTTGGTTAATTTCGATTTTGGTGATAGTGATATCCACAATGCGTTCGCCAAAATGTATGGTGTTTCTTATCAAGAAGCTAAAACAATCACATTTCAGCAAATGTATGGGGGCGTATTTGAAGCATACAAAGATTTGGAGTTTTTTAAAAAAATTGGATCGTACATAAACGATAAATGGGAAGAATTTAATAACTTGGGGCAAGTTATTGTGCCAATTTCGGGTTATTGCCTTAAAAAGGATAAATTAGAAAACATGAATCCGCAAAAGCTTTTCAATTATATTTTACAAGGGTTGGAGACCGCAAATAATGTTCGTATCTTGGAGAAGATGATTCGACTACTACGAGGAAAAAACACACAAATTGTATTATACACTTATGATGCTTTTTTATTGGATTGGGACGAATCAGAAGATATTTTAAACGACATTTTAAACATTTTTAAACAAAAAGGGTTACAAACAAAACTAAGTTATGGAGAATCATATGATTTTACGCAATTATGATGATATTTATGGAGGGGGAATCCCTTTAAATATCACAGATTTGGATAATAAACTATTGTGCACATTCGTAGATCAAGAGAATCTAGATGCACTTGTATCAAGTATAATTTCATCTTATACTATTAAGTATAATAAGATATTTGCTTTGTATGTTAAAAATACTGGGGAATATGCGCTGACATATAACATAGAAAATGGTAATATGGCGTTTATACCGGCAAATACCATATTGGTCCATCGAAATAAAGCGACTAATACGCTATACACGATTAATGCGTTAAATGAACTTATAAAGTCATTAAATGGCGGTATTGTAGATACGAGTTACAGAGTGGAATGGCAACACTATAAAAATAGTATTTTATTGACACAGGAAGGACAATTTAAACAATTAAATACGAAAATTTTTAAAATTATTGAAATTTAATTTGGTGAAGCCAAAATCAGTTATTACATTTAATCATTAACCAAAAATTTTAAAGTTATGGATATTAACGAAATGAAACGTCGATTGCAGGAAATGCAATCAAAATCAGCTGAGAAATCAGATGAGAAAAAGAAGGTGTTTTGGAAGCCTTCTGTTGGTAAACAGACGGTTCGCATTGTACCTAATAAGTACAATAAGAAAAACCCGTTTACCGAATTGTATTTTTACTATGGAATTGGTAATAATACAATGTTGTCACCTACAAACTGGGGAGAACGAGATCCAATTGCTGAATTTGCTAAAGAGCTTCGCAAAACTAGCGATAAGGAAAATTGGAGATTGGCTCGCAAATTGGACCCGAAAGTTCGTATTTTTGCTCCGGTTATTGTTCGTGGTGAAGAAGACCAAGGTGTTCGTTTGTGGCAATTTGGTAAAGAAACCTATATGGATTTCTTGAACCTAGCTGATAACGAAGATGTAGGTGATTTTACTGATGTTGCTAGTGGTAGAGACATTATCTTGACAACTGTTGGGCCTGAAGTTACAGGTACACCATACAATAAGACAAGCATTATGCCTCGTACTAAAGAAACTCCGGTTTCTGAAGACAAGACATATGTAAAAAATGTTTTGGAGAATCAACCCAACCCAATGGAATCTTTTAAAAAGTATTCATTTGATGAAATGAAAACTGCTCTTCAAACTTGGTTGGCTCCTGAAG